TACCAGGCGCTCATTGGTCCGGGAGAAATGGCGCGTATCTTGCAAAAGATTGCGGACAATACCGGGCTTGAGGTTAAAATTAAGCAGCCGGACGATGACCCGAGCGCACAACCGCCCGGCATTTGGATGCCCCCGCCGCCACCCCAGCCTCCTCCTCCACCGCCGCCACGGGTTAATGTGAATCTCGCGGGCCAGATCCCGAGTGCGCAACTGAACCCCTTGGCAGGATTACCGCCAACCGCTGTGCCTGCGGGGGGAGGAGGACCTAATCCTTCGGGGAATAAGATCCCGATGCCGAATCCGGCCGCTGCGCAGCCGGGCGCGGGCGGGGTTCCTGGGTTGCAACCGGCTCCGCAAGCGCCGCCAACTAACCTGGTGTCACCGAATATGCGCTAGACTGCGCTATCAGAGGAGTATTTTATGGCCAAGATTCATCCCAAGGGCATCGTTCCGCAAGCGACTGGGCCGGTTTTTACCGTGAACGATCCCATGAAAATTCAAAATGGAGGAGGACACAAGATGCACCCGAAGAAACCCGTTCAGGACACTTCCTTGGACGATCTGCGGCCGAACAAAACCCTGTTTTCGTTCCCGGTCAAGAACTCCACACCCAAGGAATCGAAGGTGATGAGCACCAAAAAGGGCTTAAACCCGCATGATGTGCATCCGAGCGATCATGATTTTCCCGGTGCGCCCAACATGCTCAAGGATTCTTACGAGAAAGGCTCCAAGGGCAAGGTCAATTCGTACTATGAGAAGGCCGGAAGCTCATGATTTATCCTGGAACCAGCCCGCCGGGGAATAATTTCCCCAAAAACGGCCAGGAAAGTAAGCGTATGGAGTCGCCGGGCACTAAATGCCTGGACGATGAAAGCCTATCGGACACTCAGGCTGTTTCAAAAGTCGGTCCAGCGCCGACATCGCGCATTTATACGCGCGATTATCGCAAAGTAGGCCGCGATCCTGACCAAACGGACCTGATTACGAGTGTTTTGGGGAATCCATTTCGATTGTAACGCCACTGCGGCAGGAACTGGCGGATAACCTCAAGCGGCTGACGGGTAATTCGCATTGGGCCTTCTATGTGAAGGCGTTGCAGGCTAAATTAGACGCAAGTTTGGAAGCTTTGCTGAACTCTGACCACCCTGACGAAGCTTTACGCGGTGAATGCCGCGCGTATTCGAGGTTGCTCAAGCAGATCCACGCTAATCATGGGACACCGACAGCATGACGACCCCAGCTTCCCCGAATGCCCCCTTAGAACCCCGCAATAACATGCCGCCCGCTGTGCGGGCGCAAGTGGCGGCGGCGAATTCTCTGATTGCCCAGATGAAAGCCGACCCCGGCAACCTGCCGCCCGGCACGGAAGTCCAGACTTCCCTTGAGAACCAGACCCCCGGCGCCAACGAAACCGGCAACCGCTTCACTGCATCTTCTCCTGCCGAGCAGAGCGAGGCACCGAACCCGACGCAAGGAGGGTCGGCAGAGATACAAGAAGACTTCAAGCAGAAATACCTGACGTTGCAGGGCAAGTACAACGCCGAGACCCGTTCAATGAGGGAGATTTTGGCCTCCCAGCAGCAAACCATGGACAAGCTGATCGAAACCAGGCCCTCTTATGTGGCCCCGGTGACGCCGGCGCAGCAACAATCCCCCGAAGAATATTTAAAATCTCTGGGAGTCTCCGACAAAGAGATCGAAGACTATGGGGAACTCCTCCCCATCATCGTCAAAATGGCGCAGAACATGCTTAGGCCCACGGCGGCCAAGCTAGAGGCGGAACTGGCCAAGACCCAGCAAGCCGCAGGCACCGTGGCGCAGCATCAGATGAAAACGGCGCGCGATAACTTGTTCAGTTACATGGATGCCAATGTCCCAAACTGGAGAATTATCAACGAGCACGAGAATTTCCTTGCATGGTTGGATCAGAATGATCTATTCTCGGGCACAAGCCGTAGGCAATCCCTGACGGCAGCTTTTCAGAACCTCGATTCGGCTCGGGTCGCAGGCATTTTTGAGAAGTTTGTGCAGGAAGACTCTGCCAGTCGTTCAGCCTCCGGTCCCACAATAGACCGTGAGTCACTGATAGCCCCCGGTGTACCGAGGGGCGGCGCGGCACAAGCTCCTGGTAATGATGGACGTGGCAGAGTCCTACTTGAATCAGAAATCAAGGACTTCTACACACGAGTTAGACGGAAGCAAGTCTCCCCTGAACAGTATGCCCAGTTCAGTGCGCAGATCGCTGCCGCAGTCGCTGAAGGCCGTGTGAAGCCTGACCGGACGGATCACCACATTAACCGGTAATTCGTCGCGTGGCTCCCGCCATGCGGGAGTATTCACATGGCGACAGGTCCTTATCCGATTGGCGTTCCGTATCTTGGTGCCAACCAAGCGCCGGCGTATTCAGGTATTTTCATCCCGACGATTTGGTCGGGCAAGTTCGTAGAGAAGTTCTACGATGCCACGGTACTCGGGGCGATTGCCAGCACCGACTACGAGGGCGACATCAAGAATTTCGGCGATACGGTCAACATCCGTACCCACCCGACGATCCAGATCAGCCCGTATGCGGTCAACCAAGCGTTGACCGTGCAGCGTCCGAGTGCGCCGCTGGTGACGTTGCAGATCAACCAGGGCAGCTTTTTTAATCTAGTTTTGGACGATGTGATGGAAGTGCAATCCGACGTGGACTTGCTGTCGAACTGGGCGGACAACGCCTCCGAGCAGCAGAAAGTTTACGTGGACACGGCGATTCTCGCGGTGACGAGCATTGGACAGTTTGTCGATCCGACCAACCAAGGCACGACGGCCGGCCGGCTTTCGCAGAATATCAATTTAGGATACAGCGCCAACACGTTGACCGCAGCAGCGACGCCGGGGATACCGCTCTCGGTCGGGTCGGTATCGGCCGGTACGGGTTCGGGTTCGACCAATGCGAACACGCGCAAGATCATAGATTTCATCATCGACACGGGCCTCGCGCTCGATGAGAACCGCGTACCGGAAACGGGCCGCTGGATTGTGCTGCCGCCGTGGGCGGCGGCCATGATTAAAAGATCCAACTTCCAGCAGGCGTACCTGACGGGCGATGCGGTGTCTATTGCCAGGAACGGGCGGATTGGAATGATAGACAGGTACACGGTGTATGTCAGTAACTTGTTGCCCATAGGTAATGCGGGGAATGTGGCGGCGACGGGCACTGCATACCCGGTGCTCGCGGCGGGACTGGCCGCCAACGAGTACGGTTGCTACTTCGGGCACTCGTTGGGGCTGACGTTTGCTAGTCAGCTAACCCGAGTTGAAACCCTCAGATCTGAAATCGCTTTCGGCACGCTGCTTAGGGGCTTAATGGTCTGGGGCTTCCAAGTGATAAACCCCGTCCTGGTTGGCTTCGCGGTGCTAAAAAACTCAGGATTGTAGTTTGGGGGTTGACTCGTAAAAGGGAGCTAAGGTAAAGTCTTAGCCCCCTTAGTCATGGAAGACCTAGATGGCGAAAAAATGCACGGAATGCAAAAAACCTGGACTTTTAGGCGATTTCCCCAAAGACAAAAGTTCTCCCGACGGTCGATTCCGCCAGTGCGAAAAATGTGTTGGGGCGAGTGGTGCTCAGGTCTGTACGACTTGCTGCCAGAAAAAGCCGCTGACTGATTTCTACGAAGACAAAAGATCTTTGAATGGCCGTCATAGCGGCTGTATTGCCTGTCATAAGGATAGGCATCGAAAGCGGCTTACCAAGCCGGACGTGCCGCTTATACGAGCCGCCCTTAAAGTCACAGGCGCAAAAGTATGTACTGCTTGCGAGGTCCGAAAACCGCTTACGGAATTCTGGAAACAGGCTTTGAGAACCGATGGGTATGCTGTCGAGTGTAAGGATTGCACAAGAAAGTACGTAAGGGAGTACCGTAAACGCCCCGAAAACAAGGCTAAAGAGCTTGCTCGCGGTCGTTCGCAGCATAGGATAGCAACCAGGAATGTGTATGAAGCAACTCCGATAGGAAGGGCTAAGACGCTTTTAGACGGTGCTAAGGAACGGGCTTTAAAAAAGAAAGTAAGATTCTCGCTCAACGTTGGAGATATTCTTCCCGCGCTGGAATTGGGTGTTTGTCAGGTCACGGGCGTACCATTCGATATGAAGCGTGGTAAAGGACATGGGCAACGTCACTGGAGTCCTACGTTGGACAGAATCGACCCGGAGGGCGGATATACAAAAGAAAACGTCCAAGTAGTGTGTTGGGCGTACAATGCCGCTAGGGGGGATTGGGGCGACGAGGTTTTAAACACTCTGGTACAGGCGCTATCGAAACGTGAGCAGCTTCCTCCTCCCCAAGACCCTGGACTTTTGTCTTTTAGAGGCAAGGCAAGCTTGCAACGACAGCCAGCCTCCCTTCAGGAATCCGGATGCGACGCTAGTCGGCTACTTCAATAGCGGCCTACTCGCGACATACTCTTTGCGCCCGGATGCCTTCCTGGGCAACTTCCAGACCGGCATCTTGTCTTTTCAAGGTGTCCCCTCCTACACCGTTAACGATCTTCAAACCATCGACGGGGTGGATAATCCCACCCCGCCGCTTCCGGCGACGCCGTTTCCGTTGGATCAACGGCAGTTCTACAACCCGCTGGTTTCCTATATTGCTGGACGGATAGAAATCGCAGATGATGAGTATTCCGAAAATTCAAGGTCCCAGCAGCTTTTAGCCGCCTTCTCACAGCAGCTTAGGGGTATGTAATGGCCTTAGTCACCCTAGATGGGGGCCAATCATCCGCCGCCTTGGGCGGCCAAACGATCTCTTATATCTCTCTTTTGGTAGCCCAAACGGTTTCAGGCTGTCCCGATACGTTAATACAGACCCACTTAGCGCGTGTTTTGGTTGATTTTTACACCCGTTCAACCGCGTGGCGTGTGATCTTAGGCCCCCTAGCCGTTAATGCGGGCCAGGATATCATTGAGCTAAATCCCGTAGATCAAGACGCCCGCCTGCAATTTGTGCTGGGTGCTTATCGGCGCCCGTCTAATGTCCAGTATCCGCAGATCCTGCCCGCTTCTCCGGTGCCCATTATCGGCGGCAATCCGGGGCCACCGTGCAGTTACACCATGGAACGGTTTGATCGACTTAAACTCTGGCCGGTTCCTGACCAAGACTATGGCAAGACGCTATTCGTATGGGCTTCTCTGGTGCCCACCACGATGATTTCGATCTTGCCCGATATGTCTTATACCCATCACTTGGAAGGATTGACCTCGGGCCTTCTCTCGCGGTTATACGGTATTCCTAAAAGACCCTGGTCCGATAACGGACTTGCTGCGCAGCATAATAAAATCTACCGCCAGGAAGTCGCCATCGCCCGCGACGAGGCACGGCGGGGTTATGGACCGGCCGATGCATGGACGCGGTTCCCGCGCTTTGCGGGACGTGCGGGTTCGCAGATGCTGCCGAGGGCATCGGGGTGAATGCGCTGCTGGATGTCCTGGTGACAGTCTCCAAGGACACACCGGAAGAGTTTGTCCAAGTGAGCAAGAATTCGGTGGATGCGGCGGTTAAAAAAGCTTGCTACCCGATCCAAGTGATTACGGTACCCGGCGTGCCGGGGCATGTGGGACAGGCCATGATGAATGGCTTGAAATTATCGACCGCCAAGTATGTGTGCTGGGTCGATGACGATGATTGGGTAGTGCCACGCGCCTTTGCGATCTTGACCGACGCGCTTGCCACGGAGCCTACTGCGGTCTGTACGCACGAGATGCGGACCTATAAAAATGGTCATCAAGAACGGTTCGGCGGTCGCCATCACTTGGTTGCTTTCAAAGCTGCGTGGATTAAGGACCAAGATTTAACACCGTTTAAGGCGACGCCGTTGACGTACCTCATGAAACATCTGCCGAACGATGTGATCGACATTCCAGACCCTGTGTATTTTTACCGTATACGGCAATCAAGCGCGCTCAAGTTACGGCGGTTGCATACCCAGAAAGAGTCATTGTTGTGGTAATCAATGATCCGTCCAATTGGGTTTCGATTAGCGGTTCGCTGGCTGCGCCGATCAGGGGGGCGAGTCCGCCATTTCAATATAATGATCCCGATGTCCATACGCCTTACGGTCAGGTTCCGCTCGTGAACGTGTACGATCTTTTTACGACACCGCCGGGACCCGGTAGTCCGAGTGGCTATAGTTTCTCTGGGCTTGCTTATGTGGGACCGATGCCGTTTGTCGGCGTACTGCCGGTCAACTGGACTACCCTATTAGATGACAACAGCATAACGGTCAGCAATCAAAACGGAGTTATTGCAACCAAACAGATCTCCATAGACTATGCGGGAGATTCAACCACAGGCACTTTTAATGTTTCCTTGGATGCCAGTTCCACGGAAATTTATATCACCAATCTGATGCCGTTGAGTTGGAATGGCATTTATCCGGGATGGCTCGCAGTGAGTTTTGGCGTTCCTACGCCGCCCGCTACGGGGGGCACGACTGGTGGCACTTTAGGGGGCAGCGGCGGGCGACGTGTTTGGCGCCCGCGAGCAAACCGTATCATATGACGACTCTTACGGCCCGGTTCACGCAATCGCCCGCCGAGACGCTACGCTACGTGCTCGACTACACGTTGTTTTGTGCGCCCACCGAAAGCATTGCATCCGTGGTCGCCAACAGTATTACTCAAACACCGGGTACCGGTGTGGCCGAAACTCCGCTCATGGCCATTACCGGCCTCAATGTTGTTCCCGCTGTAGCTCCCGCCCTCGCAACGACAGCGGCGTTCTTTGCATCCGGCGGGGTCGATCAAGGCGTTTACGAAGTGCAGTTCTTGGCCACGACTTCGTTGGGGCAGGTTTTGGAGGATATCGTAGAGTACACGCTGATGGAGAAACTATGATCTTCGTGTTCTCCAATAACGCAAGTTCCCTGCTCGCCTCCGCCATCGCGCCGACCGACACCGAAGTCCAAGTGCAGTCCGGCCAAGGCGTGTTGTTTCCCGCCGTTGCCGCCGGCCAAGTGGCCAGCATCACGTTGGAAGATGTCAACGGCAACATTGAAGTTGTATATGGCACCGGTAAAACCGGCGATACCTTGGTGGTAGAACGTGCGCAGGAAGGCACCACCGCATTGAGTTTTGCGTCAGGATCGCGCGTCGAACAACGGATTACGGCCGGCGTCATGGCGGCGTTCTTGCAAAAACTAGGCGGGGATATTTTATCGGGCACGACACAAGCCACGGGGGTTTTTAATCTAGGCTCGGGCGGGTCTATTCAAGGCGGCGAGATCGCCGGCACGGCGATTAGGTCTCAGCCCGGCGATACCAGTAATCAAATTGTGGTGCCGGTTGGAGGACAGGCCACGGAAGGGGGCAGCGTGTTGCTGACCCAAGGCAATCTGGTTAATAACTTGCCGGCCGCCGTGGGTTTTATTTTAAAAGGTATGATTGTCATCTGGAGCGGATTGTCTACCAACGTTCCGGCCGGTTGGGCATTGTGTGACGGTGCCAATGGCACACCGAATTTGTGCGATCAGTTCATTATTGGTGGTGGCGGCGTATTGCCTGTGACCGGCAAGTATCCATTTACTACAGATCCCAATGTGGTGGGTCCTGGGGCCACTGCGAATTTAAATCTGACTGCGGCTAATCTGCCTCCCCACTCGCACGGAAACGTAATTTGGTCGGGTAATGCCGGTCCAGTCATAGGCCCTAAAGGTACGCCGGGTGGTGGATACTACTTTTTTACGGGGACTGGCCAAGGGGTTGCAGTTAATTGGCAGACCGACATGGGAACCGGGTTAGATTCAACGCCCATTGAACTTACCGGGTTGACCGTGCCCATCCATACGCATACCGCCGAGTCGCCGCCCTATACGGCCGTATTTTTTATCATGTACGTAGGAACCTAGCATGGCTACTGGTACTACGGCGATCAGGGCGCCCTCTCCGTCCATCGACAATCATCAAATCGTACTCGGGCAATTAAAAGAAATCGCGGAGGTCGCGCAGCGTCAGCGTGGTAGCCCGATGAACAGCTTCGTCACCTTGGGCGAACTGGTCTCTGCGGGTGTTGTTAATTACCGGGGCACGACTGTTTCGCCGGGCAAGACTTCAACCAGTTCAACCACTACGGTTGCTACAAAAGCCGGTCCCGCAGGCCCTACCGGCGCAACCGGTTCGGTCGGCGTTGAAGGGCCGCAAGGAAACGTGGGTGCGACCGGCGCGACCGGCGATACGGGCGCGAGTGCAAGTTTGGTGTCATGGGCTGCGCAGGTGTCGGCATTGGTAAGTTTAAGGATATAGGACGAGCATGACAATGCGAGCCGAATCATGATTCTGCTGACCGATCCTTTTGATTTCCTGGAACTGCAAACCCAGGCGGCATTGAGCACGGACTGGACTGCTTCGTGGGTGGATTTAAACTATGCGGCGGGAAGTTTTATTCCCGATAGCGGTGACGGTAATCAAGCGGTGGTAGGGTCTGTGACGATAGTACCGCAGCCCTACGCGGGTGCGCAGCGCCAGCTAAAATATATCTCCGTGGTCAACCGAGATACGACCTATCCACAAGTCGTCATCATTGATAAAAACTCAGGCGGCGTGGCCTATAACATCACCGGCAATTATTCACTCCTACCGGGGGAGTCCTTGCAGTATGTGGATTCTCAAGGGTTTAAGATTTTAGATGCC